TTCCATGCAGGGAAAAATGCGATGCCGCCTCGTATATCGTCGAATACGGCATAGTCGGCGTCAGGCATATCGCGCAAGGCAACCTCACCGCTCATCATACCCATGAAGTAAACATGGTTGCCTAATGATCTAGCCCATGTCGTTTTGCCCACTTGTGTGGGGCCAAAGATCACCAGGGACTTAGGTCTCCCTGTATTAGTCAGCATACTATCCAAATAGCGGTCCGAGTCGAGCGAAGCGCGATCGGACCAAGCGTGACCGAACACTCTACCACAGAAGGTTCAGGCAGAGAATGTATTCGGCGGGGAGCGTTAGCGACTCAAGACTTACCTACAACTCCATCTCCAAGAGCCTCATCTCTCCATACAGTGAGGTCAGGTACTGCTCCAAGGTCAAATTGCAACCCACTTGGATGCTCGTACACCACTCTTGCAGGTTTAAATCGCCAGTCGGCAAATCGTCGGAGATTGCCAAAGTTCGTGGCGAGTGCCTTAGGATCCAGTTCCTCAACAAGTCTCCAAAAATCCGACTCATCTTCCGCTCGGCAGATAATGCTCCACTTATTCTCAGTTTCAGGAGTTGATACTGAGCTTGGCCGTGCAAGTCCCCCAGCCACAATATCTCCATCTTTTGTCGCATAGTCGTAACCTTCTCCAGGACGGCCTCTTGATGGCGATATGTTCGCATGGCAGCCTCCGACATCAAAGTAATCGGCTCGTCGAGATCGGAATTTTCGCTTTTCTCCAGCGTCGCAGAAAACATGGAAGTGAGTCCCTCCATCAGAATGTTTCTCTCGTGCAATGATGCACTCGCCTCCAAGGCTGCTGATATGCTCCAGAATGGACCACTCAGAAAGGTCATCGCACTGTGCGTAAGTGAGTAAGACATATCGGTAATTAACTTGAAAGGTCATGTGACTGTGTCCCGTAGGGTCCTGGGCAAACTAATATTATAGCCCAGGACACAGGACACACCCCCCTATAAATACCTGTGACCTCACCCCCTTTTTCCTGCAGCAATCATGCCTCGAGGAGCCTACGACACCACCTATCTCTTCACTACGCCCAATCATCATCACGCTTGTCCCACAGCAGAAAATCTCTGCGCCCTAGGTCCTCAACATCCCGATTACCAGGTCTGCACAGACTTCCATGGCTTACTCTCGTACGAGGAGACGTCCCCGACGCGCTCGACGAACACCCCGCCGCCCCGCCCGCCGCCAATACCGTACCAAGAGGACCACCTATCGGAAGAGACGCACGATGGGTACTTCCAGGAAGCGTATTCTCAATATCGCATCGACTAAGAAGCGTGACACCATGATCTTTTACGATCCACTCACACCTGCCAACACAAAACTCGAGATCAACGGTCGTGCACAAGGCAGCATATCTGTCTTCATGTTTTGTGCTACTGCCCGCGAAGTCAATACCAACGGCAGTATGATACCATCTGAGCGTAGTGCCTCAACAGTTTTCTGGAAAGGAATTTCCGAAAGGGTGGCGCTTACTGTTGCATCCGGCGTTTCATGGAAGTGGAGACGCCTCGTATTCTCAGCTAAAGGGCTCCGTATCGACTCCGCTAGTGTGGAAACTAGTCCCGCTGGTTGGGTTAGACCCTGGAATGCTTACGCGGACTCAATGACGCTAGCACGGTTATTCCAAGGCAATTCAGGCGTAGACTTCACCAACTACATGCTCGCTAAGCCTAATCGCGACTTGTTAACAGTCATGTACGACAAGACACGCGTCCTCCGAAGTGGCAACGCTAGTCCACATGAACACGAAATTAAAATGTGGCACCCTCTCAACAAGACAATGAACTACGATGACGATGAGAATGGCGTCACCGTCCCTGGATCAGCCAATCGTTATGCAGCTGTTAGTAATCACGGCTTAGGAGATGTTTATATTATGGATTTCTTTGATTGCGTCGATGGAGTGGAAGCAGATAAAATAACTATTCGCAGTGCTACTACTGCGTATTGGCATGAGAAATAATAGAGTTCTCCATGTTTACAAAAATACAATTTCCTTCCAACCAATCAATATCGTTATTGATCGCGTCAAGCTTGCCTTGTGCCGTATGCATTGTGACGTCAGCTCTCAACTGCTCACGTGGATCCATATTCGTCAGCCATATTGATGGTTTACCCCATGTCACCTGAACAGGATCCCTGTACAATTTCTTCACCGTGACCACCTGCTGCGCCCCCAACCACTCCTTCCATGCAGGGAAAAATGCGATGCCGCCTCGTATATCGTCGAATACGGCATAGTCGGCGTCAGGCATATCGCGCAAGGCAACCTCACCGCTCATCATACCCATGAAGTAAACATGGTTGC